GGCAACGGCGTATCTCTTAAGAAGACGATCTTCATAAATCTCGGGATAGATGCGTGGATCAAGGATTCGATAGCATTCGATGATTAGGAACCCACCAACTGACACTTGCTGTGACCAATTCATGTCGATGTAAAGTTTGTTCTGCACACGGCTGAAACGGACGCTCTTGTCGGGCGACAAGTACTGACGAAGCATGGTCAGGTACGACTGCGTCAGGTCATACTGCACCATGTCGATAGTGCCGAAGGTGTACAGATCGTTCAACGCATACTGATAGCGGATGTCGAACATACCGACTGACTGCTGCGTAAACGGGAAGATGCGGGTGACGCTTGTCACCAAGTTCTCAATGAGAACATCTTCCGCACCCGCTTCATTTGCGGTCATGATGGCATCGCTGTCCCGAAGACCACCACCAAGCGATTTGCGGTTGTCCGACTTTAGTTCGATGTAGCCGTTAGTGATATCCGCAGCCGTAACCTGATACTTCAGGTAGACCTTTTCCACACCATCGAAGTGGTATTCGGAGAAGAAACGGAGTGCATCATCAAGGCGATCCTCGACTTGCTCATCCGCTATGTTTATTTCGACTACGGGTGCGCCGAGTGCCCGGAAGCAATACTCCCTCAGTAGTGCCCGTGAGTTGATCGTTGTCATTCTTGTTGCTCTCCTTCAGGGGGTATTTATCCTTTACCGCAAGCCTCTTTGCCTGAAGGTCTTCGATTCCTGATGCAGAACGAGTCTTCTTTTCAACAACATGCTCCCACAGAGCCACCACAAGATCTTCAATCAGAGGGTATGCGCTCTTTCTGCATCCCACGGGATCACGAATCGGATCGACCGTATCTGCCACTTCCTTGTCTTCCTTGTTGACAAGGCTTATCAGTTTCTCGAAGTCCTTCTTGCGTGAAATGTAACGCTCACCATCAGCCCATTTGCCGCTGACAGATGTGGTCTTGCCGCTAATACGGACATTCAACACCTTGCCGTCATAGGTCAATGCCTCTAGGCTGTCTTGCTGCTTGTATGACGGCTCCAAGATCTGAAAGACGCTGACAGGTACAGCCAAACCATCAATATGAATTGTCTTCCCTATGTGCTTGAAGGTACTCATGATTTATCCTTAATCAGGAACTCCCGGAGGTGCTTCCTCAACTGGCTCAGCAACTACTGGAACATTCGTGTACTTGCCGTTGATGTTGGAGTTAACTGTCACCACATACGAACTAGATGCAAGTGCTGTCGATGCTACTACCTTGTCCGTCTTGTACTGAATGTCTGTCGATTGAGCAACAATCTTCGGAACCTGAGAAGCCTGTCCCGAAACTGCTCCCTTGGAGGCAAGTAGTGCAGTATCAAACACAGTCAACTTGCTGCTGATGCCACCCACAGTCCAAGACATCGGAATGATGTTTTGTCCATCGGTAAGTCCAGTTGCACCAGTACCACCAAGAAGATTTCCCAACCATCTGTCTGCCTGATCCAACACAACATTACCCGTATAGACCTGTGAGTTGAAAGCCACGATTGCGGGGCTTTCACGGACAACAAGAGAGTTCTTGCTAGTTGGATCGTGTGCCATGACATCGCTGTTTCCGATTGCGGCAATAGCAACGCCATTTCTTGCTGCGACTACGGTCTCTTTGATCATCAATGCCGAAGAATCCACCGACACACCAAACTGATTTCGTGACAAAACCGTACCCTTCTTCAGGGTAATTTTCGCAGAATCATCTCCTGCGATTCCGTGGTAGTTGCCGCTGAACACAGCACCATCGGAAATGACCGCTCCACCAATTGCATGAACTGCTGTCGGGAATCCGTGGAAAGCCACTCCCTCACCAAGATACAAGTTGCCCAAAGTTTGTGCGCCAACCGCATTGCTAGTAAGGCGGCGATCATACCCGTTGGGTCCAGTCGCAGGAATTCCATCATACACCACAACAATCGGCTTCATGCTCGGATGTCCTGTTCCGATCAAGATGTTGGTGCCGCTGTCTCCAACAAGGAAGCCATTGTCGTTGCTCACTTTGAAGACTGTGGTGTAGATGGTCATCGCCGTGATGCCGACCGAAGACGATGAGAATGTCGCACCGAAAGGAATTCCAAGCGGGGCTTGTGCCGTTGCCTGAATCGGTGTGTGTGGAATCTGTAGAGTGAAACTAGCGAAAGTTGCACCGGGATTCCAACCATTTCGAACCACGGGGTAGATGCCCACCAACGAGGTGACGAATCCGAAGGTTCCACCCGACGAACCTTGTGCCACGGGATTGCCTGCTGTATAACCCAAGCCCACCGGCAACTTGATGTTGTTCGGATCGATCATGGTGTAGTTGCCTGTTGCGGCAGCATAGCCATTCAATCCTGTTAGGCTGGATACGCAGTTCAGGTAGAAATACCCCGACTCCGTCACTCCTGTTGCACTTGTTGCACCGAGAACCTGAACATATGAAATCGGAATGTCATAGACGGAATCCGGTGCGCCACCGATGGCAATCTTGCGATTGTCAAAGTGAGAGAACGGGATATCCAAGGAATAGACTCCGGGCTTGAAGATGAAGTTCATCTGCCCGTAATCGCTGTTCTGTGATTCACGAATCGATAGATTGATCGTGGTATTCAGATCTCTCGATATGAACTCACTCGGAGCAGTTCGATACGAGTAATACTCCGATGTCAACTTGCTCGTAAGGAGCGGATCAGCGGGATACAGTTTGTTGTAGTGCTGCTCGTCGCTCAAGAAAGTTGCAAACGGCGTTGAAAAAGATGTCAAGTAGTTCTTGAAGTAGTTCCAATCAGTCGGTTGGGTTGACTTGGTGGAAAGACCATCGAGGATGTAAGCATCGGGAGGGTTGCTTCCGCTGTAGATGCTGTTCTTTGCAACATACACGGTGGTAGATTGTGGGGATGCGAAGTTTGTGGTGCAAACGCAATCTTGACCAGCGGCACCTTGTTCACCCTGATCTCCCTTTTCGCCCTTCTCACCCTGCGGACCTTGTGAACCGATATCGCCCTTCGGACCTTGAATTCCTTGAATTCCTTGACTGCCCGTGGTTCCTTGTGAACCCGTTGTTCCTTGAGGACCAGGCAAACACTCGTCAATCAGAACACCTTCAGCGTTCTTGTAACGGATGATCCAGTTCGTGGCGACATACGGAGACTGAATGCTGAATGCTTCGTCGTGTCCCGTGACCTCTGCTGCTGCCATGTTTCCGAACCAAGCAGATGCCTGTGTCGGATTGTTCGCAGCGGGGTTCATGTAATACCCGTTGATGTTCGTGGGTGTCGATGCCACCTTGATGTCGTGCGAGTGACTTGGCATTTCTGCTTCAGTCATGATGTGCGTCTGTGCGCCACCAAACTCTCCACGACCGTAGCCTGTGCTTGTCAGACCTGTTCCCGACCCAACACCATAGATCGTCCTTGCCCGAAGATCAGGCAGGAAGAAGTAGTTGCTCGTGACTCCTGCAACTTCGCCGTTGGCAACTGACTGAATGGTAATCGGGGTAACACCACCACCGCTTAGTGTGCTGAAACGGCTGCTCGTATGAGCGTTCACCGTTGCGGGGTGATCTCGAATGTATCGGAAGGTGACATTCTTGTTGGTATTGTTGATGCTAGATGCAACAGCAATGACTACATCTTTGCCCGATGTCACATCCCAAGCCAACTTGAAGTATTCGCCCGCAGCAATCGAATGAATGTTGCTGCTTCCGATTCCCGATGCGGGTGCCCCTGTGAGCGACCCCGCAAAGTTGATCGTCATGGTATCGTTAGCGGATGCTCCACTTGAAATGGTTCCCTCAAGTCCCATGACTCGATAGTGGTCACCAATACGAGCATAGAGAGTCGAATAGGAAGACTTGTTGATCGAATCACCCGCACAGAGGAACCAATTGGAGGGGACATCGTTTGCTGCTCCAGCATAAGAAACGATGCTTCCAACAGGCGAGAACAGGGTCGAACCCTGAACCGTGCGAGGCAAAGAGTTGATGACAACTCCCTTGTTTGTACTTGTCGCAACAAATATCGGGTGGTAGGTTGTCGAACTTGCTGACGGCTCTGTTGGTGACAGATATCCCGTCAGAGAAGAGGACGAAGACAGGTAATACACATACCCATTAGTGAGACCTGTGCGACCATCATCGATAGAGATGCTTCCACCAGCAAAGTCCATCTCACCCTGATAGACCACAACGAAGGTGTTGGCGGTGACCGACTCGATGACTCCAACTGTGTTGGAGGTTGCGAAGGCACTTGAACTTGCTCTTACATAATTGCCGGAAACACTATCACGCCGGACCACCATGCCTGGCTGAAAGCCATGGTTGACCTGCGTGATAGTGTTTCGGATAGAGCGACCATCGCCACCGCCTGCGCCACCCTTGATTGTGATTGAACTAAATGCCATCGTTGGAGTCCTCAGTTACCTGTTTAGGTGAACTGTGACTATTTAGACGGCGTTTGTTCACGCAAGACCCTGTTCCGCCGCAAGTGCTTCAGTAGAGAACTTGAGGTTTGCCTCGATGCGCTCCTTCTGATCTGCGGGGAACTTGCCCTCGTTCAGCAACTGGATGGATGCCATGCGAGACTCACGATAATGCTCCGTCCAATAGGCAGATATGGCAAACTCGTCCAAAATCGCCCATTCGTAGATCCCCTGACCCACGAAGAGTGCGCCTTCGGGGTAACGAATCTTTAGAGCCTGCTTGGCGAAGCGGTATGCCTGATCCCAACGGCAGTAGTTGCGGCAGAGACGAGCAGCAGCCCACAGACTCTCTGCCCGCCACGGGGCAACCTGATAAGCCTGGAAGTACATACGGATGATCTCATCAAACTCCTTCTTCAGGATCTCCATGATCCGAGCAGCCTGATAGTAGGAGTAGAACACTTCCTCGTTCCAACCACCAAGGCTAGCCCGCTTCAGGTAGGCATCGAGTGACTTCTCCCATTGCTGCGAGTCACGGTAGGACTGAGCGAGGTAGAAGTGATATCGATTGAAATCCTTTTCTTCCACATTGCCCGATGCAAGCACCTTCTCGAACACCTCGGCATCCTTGGCGTACTTGTCTGCCGACTTCGAACGGTTGCCGTCCTGAATCGGGGTGTTGATGAAACCCTTGGCGAAATCACGGGTCTCAATGGGTTCGTGGCAGTCCACATACTCGTGGAGAATGCCACGGTAGTAGAAGTTCTTCTTGTTGCTCGTCAACTGCGGACGGTGATACTTGGTCTGTCCGTAGATGGCAAACACATTGTAGAGGTCAGCGGTCAGTCCTGCCTTGAACTGATCCGGATCGAAGCCCGGATCGAAGACGAGGATCTCGTCAGCATCAATCATGAGGCTGTAGTCACGACCCGACTTGCGGGCATAATCAAGAGCCTCGGTACGGTTGGTGCCGAAGTCCGTCCAAGTGGTCTGATGGAGTTCACCCTCGATGCCGTTGCGCTCGAAGAACTCCTTGATCTTCTGCTGCGTACCATCGGTCGAACCCGTGTCCATGATCACCCAATAGTCGATGACGGGCAGAATCGAGGCGAGGCAACGCTCAATGACATGAGCCTCATCCTTCACGATCATGCAAAGGGTGACGGTCGGGGTCTTCGTCTTGTTGTTTGCGGGAGTCGCAGCCTGTGCAACAGGAGCGACATCTAGTACTGCGGATTCAGCCATTTCTAATCTCCATAATCTAGGGTTCACTCGAACGGAGGTATTTAGTAGGCGGGCAGACACCCACCCAAGAAACCGATCAAGAGCCAATCAAATTTTTGTGACTTCGGGATATACCGTGACCATGCCCTGCACGATTCTCTGCACAACGGTATCGCCTGTACGGGAGCCAGTTCCACTCAAAGGAACCATTTGCAATTCGACATCGTAGAAGTACACTCCCGCCTTTACTGCTGCGGTTCCTGTAGGTCCAAGAGACACAGCGACTTCTCCTGTGCCGCCTGTGACCGATGCAATCAGGCTGATGTATGCGTCCGATGAATAGAATTTACGCATCTGACAGTAAGCGGTGCATCCGCCTGTGATCGCCAAAGCAAAGCCATTATCGTCCTTCCGTGTCGCAATGAAGCGGAAGTTCGAACCCTGATCCATGTCTCTGTTGATGCTGATTGCCATGGTAGTTTTTAGTAGTAGCCGACAACACGAGTGATGAAATAACCATTCATCCGATACGAAAGATCCCAATAGAATCTGCGATTTGCGACATCAATCGGAATTGTGACTTGTGAGATATAGGCGAGAGAATCACCACCTCCTGCCGCCCTAGCACCACCGAATTTATATGCCGGTCCACCAATGGTAGTCTTTGCCGCCAAAATCGAAGACGCATCGTTGTCTGGACCAGTCATCTTTGTTTCGGTTTCGATTATGAGTGCTGTCGCTGTTGTGGGAACGGTGGTAGATAGCCCCGGAATGTTATCAAGATCTACCAAGTTGTTAGATGAAGGCTGTGGATTGGTTTGATTTATGATCTCAATTGGAGTGACGAACTTCGGACCAAACCCTGCGCCCGATGCCTTCTTCAGTTCATTAGTCGATGTCAGGATGACATTGGCACCTGCGCTGACTTCCGCAGTCGTTGCAGTCGGAAGGCTCTGTGGTAGTGTCGTTACGACCGTACTTGCGCCGTTCTTGGCAATCTGCGAGAACTCAAGGACATTTCCTCTAACGCTGCCTGTGATGCCGATCTGAAGACCGACAGTTGACACATATGTGCTTGAGCCGACACCGGAGATTCCACCATATAGCGATCCTGCGAACTTTGGCTTTATGGTGCTGCCGATCTCGCCATGACCATAGAACTCCACCATCATTCCATCAGAGTTTGCGGGACCACCATAAGAGTTTGCGTTGTCGTTGAAGATGGCAATCGTTGCTCTCTCCTGCGACCCGCCACGAATCTTGAGCGATGCATTGGTCGGAAGAACGCTTCCTGCAATGCTATTCCAAGATCCGGATGTCGTACCATTCTCAATCAGAATGTCAGCAATTGTTCCTGAAGATGGGACAAAGTTCGGTCCCTGAACATTCAACCGCAGATAACCCGCCAATCCTGAACTGACTTCGACAATGCCTGTCGAACGGCTGACTGCAAATCCACCGCTGAATGTTGCTCCACCGCCGAACGATGCACCCGACTTGACTTCCAACAGGCTTCTGCCATTGTCACCAATGACTGCACCACCTGTGATCGTCAACTTGCCGTGGAATACATCATCGCCGTCATATCCATTGCTCAACACCTTCGCATTGTTTTGGAAGGTTGAACGATTCAGTACAGTTAGTCCTGTGTGTGCAGCATCGTAGCGAATGTAGCGATCATCGTGGTTGTGACCACTCAAGATCATTGCCGTCAGACCCTTCTTCGCACGGATGATCCAATGGATCGTCACATATGCGGGCATGTTGTCGATGGGTGTCTGATCTTCGGTTGTAACAGGTCCAAGCGAAGTAAAGATTGGCTGCGATGCGACACCAAATGGCGGGATGTATGGGTTTGCAAATCCACCACCACCAACATTGTCAGTAAGTGTTCCACCATTTTCAGTATTCAGGGCATGTGCGTGTGGCGGAATGTTGAGTTCATCGAGGTACAAATTGTTCTTACCGCCCATGTCACCCACACCAATATCCAAATCCAAGTTGCCCGTGAGACCACGAGTGGCACCCACGAGGGTGCGGCTACGCATGTCAGGCAGGAAGAACACGCTCGTGTATGGATTCAGAACTGTGCCGCCACCTTGTGTCGAGGAAGCAGTATTGATTCGCCCATACACACGATAGGTCGGAGTATCAAACTGTGTCGTATCAAACGCCTTTATGGTGACTGTTCCAACATTGACTGACACCACATAAGTGTCGATGCTGTAATCAGAACCATTCTTCGTACCAACGATTTTGACGGCATCGAATGTCTTCAGTCCCTTGTTTCCACCCGTGAACAGCAGCGGAACATCTCCACCAAAGAATGGATTGTATGATGGGCTGAGTGTTGCCTCTGCGTAGTAACTCTGACCGATGGAACCATACAGTTCGGGGAATAGTGCGGTCTCCAGTCGAGAACCATCGCACACGAGCCAGCCGTATGGAATCGCATCGAGCGTACCCGAGAACGGCATGATCATGCCTACGGGATTGAGACCTTGCACATCGATAATGTCAGTCTTGACCCCTTCAACAACGCCAAGGAAGTTCTGCACATATCCGCTGTTGCTGCTCATGGCAATCATCATCGGCTTGCGAACTTCACCAAACTCAAGTGCGTGTGCGCCCGTGTCGGGATCGGCAATCAATGCGCCCTGATTGTCTGCGCTCAAGAAGTATGCGTTGCCTGTGACCAATGGCAGGATGTTGTAGATGTTCGTTCCTGCGCCACCACTCAGGTTGTAGACGAATCCTTCGCTTACAATACAGAAGTTGTTTGCATCTGCAACGCTGCTGACGATTCCTAGGACTTCTGCGTTCTGTGTGCTTGTTGCGATTGCACCAGTCATCGATCCGTTGTCGCCATTCAAGCGAACGGCATCACCGACATTGAATCCGTGACCCGTGATTGTGTAGCACTTGCCAATCGATTGACTATCAAACCAGTTCGAATCGATCTTGCCTGTCGAGAGAGCGATAGGAATCGACCATGCGGTCGAGAGTGTTGTGCCGTGGGCACCATCGAGGAAATCGACATTCAGTCCCTGTGCGAAGTTGCCGACACGGTTCGTTCCCTGATTTGCGACAGTTACGAAGCCTGCCGCAGAGGTCGTACCACCGTAGGTTGGTCCTGATGCACCCGACCAAATCGTGAACGAGGTGTTCTCGCCAGTTGCAGAGTGCTGCTTGAAACTGAACACGAGCGGCTGCTGTGTGCCTGTGCCACCATAGTTCTGTCGCTGAATGCCCCAATAGCCGTATTGATCTCCACCCGTTCCAAGTCCACCAAGGCGAATCGTTGGAGCCGCTCCCGTGAATCCTTGGAAGGTGAAGGTGTTGTTGATGCCGACACCATTCGTCGCACCATATCCAAAGGACAGGAACTTGGACGAGATGATGGCATTGTTTGGTCCGCTTACGCCGAGATTAGTCGTGGTGACAAATGCGTTGTATACATCGTTTCCACGCTTGTAGACCCACACGAAATCCTTGTCGCTCGTGACACCATGCACCAAGATCCCTGCTTCGCTCAGAGTATCATCGTCATAGAACGAGTTCGTAGTCGTTGGGCTGCCGGTGATTGTGAAATCGAAGAACTGTCCGGTGATGCTCAATCGACCACCAGCAACGATGTCTTCTACACCACCCTCGACAAACTTGTGGAGTTTGAGTCTGGTCTGTCCGCTACCGAGTGAGGTAACTGAACTGATCTGACCAACGGTAGTGTATGCACCTGTATTGCCAACACCCGGATCGTAGTAATAGAAGGTTACGCCCGGAGCAGCGAATGCGTTTCCATAGGTCGGACCCGTGACATCGATGCTCACCAAACGGTGGTAAGCGAGTTCGATCAACTTGTCTTCAATGCGAAGATCGTTGGAATCGATGTTTGACTGCGTACCCTGAATGCTCAGGTTACCATTGATGCTCACATTGCCGTTGAACTGGAATCCGCTCGGTAGATACACCGTCTGCGGAAGCATATGGTTTGCTTGAACACGCTTTGGCGTTCCTGCACCCGATCCAAGGCTGCTGTCGAGAGTATCGCTGACGATGAACCAATCGTTTCCATTCGGGAATGCTCTCGAAGGTCGATTCGCAATCGTAGCATCGTCATATCCGGTCACACCCATGATCGTCATGTTTGACACATCGATCATAGTGTGATTCAGGTAATAGTCTGGAGTTACCCTTGTACCAACACCAATACCCGGACCAGGCCAAACCTTCAGCGTCACCACACCATTGCTGTTGCCACCAACGCAAGTTGTCTGTGCAGTCAGACCACCATCGGTTGCTCCGACATTGACATCGTAGACCTGAATGGGATTGACAGCGGCAATGATCTCATTCGTGCGGTCATACCAAGTGTGGAAGGTATCCGACAGGACGAGAGGATTGATACTGACTAGGTCGCAGTTGCCGGTGCAGTTGCAGGACATGTGTTACTTTTTCCTCAGTTCTTCGATGATGGCACGGAGTTCCGAGACTTCGGATTCGAGTTTATTTAGTCGTTCCCGTTCCGAAAGGATCTTCTTGCGCCGCTCTTCGTAGGTCTTTACGGCATCCGCATCAACGGAAAGCACCGCCCCCGTGGCGGTGTCCCGAACCATACGGTTGTTCTTGACGGGGATTCTCATGTGGCTACGATTCGCAGATTCTTGATGCGAGGCAGCGAACGAGGATCGCTAGGCACAGTACTCGTGCAGGATGCAAACATCACAATCTTTATGGCAAAGGCACGGAACTTGGTCAGACCCAATCCTGTGCTTTCGAACGACACCTCTCGGAAATCGTCAGGATTCTGCGAATATCCTGAGTCATTTGCCGTCAGTTGGGTATAACCAATGCTGCTGAAATCCGATTCTCCGACAGGCAACGGGCGGACGAAGACCTGAATCGAGGAATCATAAGGATTGCAGAGGGACATCTGCACATGGACATCGGTTGCCTCGAAACCCGGTTCGAGGGTCACTTGCTTGGTGATGTACCGTGCTTCGCTTGGTGAAGTTGCACCGAAGTTGGTCGGATACAATTCCAAATTAGTACCTAGCACCGTGTTGTTATTGATCTTATTGCCAACAATCAGGTAGTGCGAGGTCTCCAAATCAACCATCGGAGACACATAGTCGTTCCCCACGAAGTTCATTCTCATTTCTGTGAACTTGGTTCCGAGGTTGAAATTACGAGTCGTTCGATCTACTGGACGATTGATGGTCTTGTTTGATTGGGTCGCAAGGAAACCAGAATTGCTGAGTAGACCGTTTTCATCGAAAGTTGCCGTAGTATTTGACGGGGTGGCATAGTTAACATTCAGTCGCATTGCATCGAACCCTGCGGTCAGAGAGGAACCAAGCAGATTCTCATATGTCATAGATCCTGACTGTGGTGAGAACTTGCACAGGTGGATGGAGAACTTCAGGCTCTCCGTATCCTTCTTGCTCAAGGTTCCTGTGTTCTGCGGTAGGAAGACGCTACGAATCGACGGCTGCTTGGTTGCCTTCTTGGCAACATCTGCTTCCGAAAGACGAATGATGTCATCTCCGATGGTTGCACCGTAGACAGAGAAACTGCTGCTGTTGGTGGACAGAGAGATTGCATACTCGTTTCCGGGCAGCAGATAGATCGGGCTAGAGAATGTAAACAGCGTCTCTGTCGATCCATCTAGGGATGTTGTGATGTCTCTTGCATATACGGTCTTCTGTCCGAATGGCATGACCTTTGCGGGGTGCGGATATCCCGACTGTGTCGGCTTCAGCATCAGGGTGATGGGTGTATTTCCATTCGAATCGACTGCTGCAAATGCAACGCCGACCTTCTTGACATAGACACCATCGGGGTATGCAGTCGGATCCACATAGAATGTCTGACTCAATGGCTCCGTGAAACCGAAGAAATCGGTCGAGAGGAGTTCGTTGAGGTTCGACTGTACCTTGCTGGACTTCACCGAGCGGCGGCGAATGTCTGCGGGACGAGTCGAAAGAATGTTGTCCTCGCCCAACGGATCCACGGTTCCTGCTGAGTTGAACACGGCATCTGCTGCCATGGTTGCGTCAGACACGGAGTTCGTGCTGCTATCTGTGATTCGGAAGACACGGCGACCTGTGAGGAAAGAGTGTGCCGTATCCTGATCCATTCGATAGCGAAGGTTGGTAACTTCTCCCTTTGCAGATGTGACCTGTGACGGTCCCGTGCAGTACGGGGTGACATCCAAATCATCAACAAACACATAGAACTTGGTGTTCGGCTTCAGACCCGTGGCACTCATGTAGATGTCACGATCACGCATGAACGGTACGACATCCTTGCGAACGATCTTCGACATCGACTTGCGCTTGATGCCTTCGGGTAGACCCGACTTGAAGGTGTTGCCAAGGCTGAACTTGTTCGTACCCGCAACAACAGAATTCTTCAGAAGACCATTCTGCTTGGTGTTGGCTTCGCTAGCCACTTCACGACCATACCAGATCGATTCCCAATTGTTCCATTGAGAGCCTGTGCCTGTACCAAACTGCCATGCATCGTTCTCGCCATCCACATTCACCTTGACCGATGGAGTCATGCTGGCATCAAACCAGTAATCTCCTGCGGGCGAGAGTTTGAGGGTTCCGAGGTAGTTGAATACGCTCGAAGGATTAACAATCAGAGTGGTGGTTGCAAGAGGCTGTGTGATCTCTGCCAAAGTCGTGTAAGGCAGCGTCACAATTCCATCTCCTGATGAAGTCAAACCGATGGTGTAGGAGTTGATCGGACCAGTCAGACCAACAACATTCGAAGCAAACGGCGGACGCAGTTCGTTGCGCTCGAAATCAATCGATGCAGCATACATTGGGTTGGTCACATCACCGATGTTGTGTCCCTTGAACTGATCGACCAAGATGCCCTTCTTCGGGATCTCGATGTTGCTGTCATCCACGATTGATAGATGCTTTGCTTCCTGCTCAAGCAGAGACAGCGTAGTGTAGTATTCGACAGCCTCGATCCGCTTTTCGAGTTCACCGATGTCACGCATGGTGTAACGCTTGTTCTCAACGAAGCGAATGGACACATCGTCCTTGTCGAAGGTGTATGGATTCACCGTCACCGAGTACAAGGTCATTGCGTTCGGATCATCTGGCGGTGTCTGTGCATCAAGACTTGGGATGCCCTTGATCACCGTGAAAGCACGATCACGAGTCAGCGCAATCTTATCTGTTCGAGGCAGATAGTGCTGATAGGTAAAGAGTTGATCGTTTGCTGC